CACATCATCCACTACAACCGGTCTGATATCTGCGATAACATCGGATGTAAATTTGAATGAGACTTTGTTACTTCGAATATTAAAATCGAATTCGCCGCCAAGCAGATATTCAAGTTTGTTAAAAAACTCATTAACCGTCCAGTGAGGCATAGCCCAGTGGAAATCCTTTTTATTTAGATGGATTGAAGACGGCAGGGTGTTGCAGACAAGGATATGCCGGAATTCCGACTGTTCCCATTGAGAAAAGTCGAACGACATTCCCACTGCACGGCATACTCCTTTTGCCACCTCGATCAGGAACGGCATCATTTCAATATCATCAAGCTTGTATAAATATGAATTCTTTTGTTCATCCCAGACAAGTTCATTATGCACGTACTCGCCAGAATCTGCAAGCACCCAAGGCAAAGCGACACAGTTCAAACCGTCATCTATGCTTCCGAGATAGTGAAGCCATGTCGGCATATCCTTAGGCTTACCGATATTGATTTCGTTGATATATGTCTCATCGAGCAGATCGTCTGAATTTTGGGAGGATTTTCCCTCGAGGAACTGGATAGACAATGTCTTATCGTTGACTCCGACAATCATAATCACACCATGCAGAGACACTGTAGGAGTGATGATGTCTGCCTGGAGTCGAACAGACTCTACATCCGCCTGTTTGTTCCATATTGCACCGAAGATTTCGGTGTTTACGCGAGAATCCCGAAGCGGAATCTCGATATCGAAAGAATAGCCGTCCGCATTTGAGAAAAGGCGGTTTTCGACTGTATAATCGAAACTGATATCGGAGGGCAATTCAAGTTCCCTCCCTTCGACAAGAATCTGGATCATGATCTTAATTTTCTTGATTTGTTGCGCATCATGCGCTCATATTTGCGGTTAGCCTCCAGGGAGCCATATTTTCCGGTAACGGAATTGACAGTAACGAAAGGCTCATCGAGACGGCGGTTAAGCTTCGAGATTGATGCAGTCAGTTCCGGATCTGCAGCAGTCTGAGGCACCGGTGCCGGCTGCTGTATTATCACCGGCTGTTGTGGCATCCGAGCGTAAGCGTTCATCATCGGGGCAGCGATGGAGTGTGAGACATCCTCCATCGATATTGATCCGATGCGGTTGTTACGCTGTGCATACTCAAGCATTTCAATAAGCGGGCGAGTGCGCGGAGAGTTGACAAGCCTCTGTGAAGCTACCCACTCTCCCGCATGGACGATACCAGCCGGCTCATCCATGCGTCCCGGACGTGTGAAACCACCTTCCGAATAACCCACAGCCGCAGCCGCCTGTTGCTGTTTCTTCAGCAACGCGATCTGAACTGCGCCCTGAGCAACAGCCAAAGCCGCAGCGATAGGAGCCATGATCAGACCTGCAGGACCACCAATCGAGAGACCTGCGGAATAAGCCTGAACGGCGTTTGCCGCGGTCTGAGCGATAGTGGCGATGACCTGCAGCTGAAAATTCTTCTTCGACTGCTCAGCCTTCAGCCGGTCGAGTTCCTCCTGCTTTTCCTTCTCCAGCTTCTTTTCCAGATATGAGTTGCCCTCGGCAAAAGCTATCTCCCTGTTATAACGTTTTTCGACAGCTGCTGCCTGAATCTCATATTCCGCTTTCTGGAACTCCGTGATCTGAGACATTATCGATGTCACGATACCGGCTGTGGCAGTGATGCCGTTCGCCATGGCAGCGAACGGATCGCCCTCCGGATCCTTAAGAGCCTCGGCGAAATCAGCCCAAGCCTGATAAGCTGTCGTGAGCATCTGCACCCATTCAGACTGAGCAGTTCTGAGAGGATCCACAAGAGCAGCGTTCATGTCAGCCTTAATCCTGGCGAGGCGTGTGGCGTATTCATCGGCATTGATAGTGCCGTTCTTAAGGGCATCATCGAGCTTTGATTTCTGCTGATTGAAATTCTTGCGTGACTCCTGCGCCTTTGTTCCGGCATTTGCAGGAGCCGCACCCGGTAGAGACTTCCGCTCAGTCTCGATATCTTTAGACTGACCTTTTTCAAGAGCAGCCTTCCATCTCTGATATTCAGCCTCTGAAATATATTTTTGATCATAAAGAGTCTTGAGTGCATTCATCTCAAGCTCGTATTTCTGTTTTACAGAAAGCTTATCGAATTTCTGCTGGAACTCGTTTGCCTTAGCAGCCAGAAGTTTCTTTTTAGCTTCCTGATCCGAATAGAGAAGATCCTGAATCTTCTGTTCCATCTCCTCATATTCTTTAGTTCCTTTTGCGTACAGCGACTGTTCATCTGCCAGTGCATTATAACGCACGGTCATCAACTCTTCCTGCAGTTGTAGTTCATCAGCAAGAGTCTTATTGCGTTTGAACGCAAACTGGGCGGTGATATCCCGTTCCTCGAGTGCAGCGATGCGATGAATGGCTTCCTTATTCAAAGCAATTCGCTGCTCATTATATCGAGCCTCATGTTCCTCCCGTTTCTTGAGTAATTCCGCATGATCTGCATCCTCCTTGAGGTTATGCTGCTCATAGAGCGCGATGGAATCATCATAAAACTTCTTCTCGATATTGAACTTTTGTTCCTGATAATCGCGATAGTTCAGATCGCCCACAGCACGCTCCGCGAGAATGCGTGCGAGCTCATTATCACGTCCAGCCTCGATGCTCCTCAGAGCCTCCTTGAATTCCTTGCGAGCCTTGGCAGCTGCGCGTTTAGCTTCAGCTTCGAGTTTTTTCTTTTCCTTATCGGAAAGTCCCGGGGTTACTCCGGAAGATTCCTGATTTGCAGAATCCGAATCATCATCAGAGAAATATTCATCAGCATAAGCTTTAGAAGAGCTCCACTTTTTAGCAAGCTGTTTGTTCGCATTGCGTAAATCTGTCTGTTCCTGTTTATTTTGTCTAAGACTTTCGCTCGCCGATCTTTTGCGAGCCCTTGCGTCAGAATCAGATTCCATATTTACAGCCCTATTCCCCAAAAAGCTTGTTTCATTTTGTTCAACAAGACCTTCGACAGAAGAATTGCGTTCAATCTGTTTCTTTCTATTTCTACCTGCAATATCTTTAATCTCCTGGTCTGCATCTTTCCATATCTTCTTTTGCTTATTGAATTCCTCTTCAAGATCCTGAAGTTTCTTCTCATTTTCGAGGACCTTGTCAGCTGCAGCCTTAGCCTTAGCATTGGCAATAATTGAATTAGTAAGGTCATCATAGGCTGCCTTAGCCTTACCGAGCATGATCTGTTCGGTCGTCATCTGTCCGAACTGATCAGGATAAACAGATATTAGCCGTTTAGCTGCCTTGACTCTTTCATCTTTAGATTTAGCTTCGTTCGTTGCCGCTTCATACAGTGCGTTAAGCCTTGATATCTCATTCGAATATCTTTCTGCTGCTGCTGAAGATATATCGATGGCTTCCAACTGACGTTTTTTACGTTCCATTTCAGCTGCCTTAATTTTCTTCTGCATATCATCATATCTGTGAGCAAGGATAAGCAATGCTGAAGCTGCCGTAGTAATCAGACCAATCCAAGAAGTCATCTTCATTGCAGCCATAGCCTTTTGCCAGCGCATCTGCATGTCGTAATTAACCTGAAGTCCATTTGTAAAATACTGGATACCGTTGGCAAGAGCTGCGAACATCAGCTTAGCAGCCGGACCGACACCGTTCCAGAACTTAACAGCGGCATTCCATATTACAGTAGACTTTGCAGCCATGGAGACCCTGGCATTGTATACGAGTACTGCAGCATTGTAAGTAGCGAGTCCTATTGCAGCGAAAGCGATTTCCTTCTTGTTGGCAATGATAAAATCTACCGACTGGCTCAGGAATCTCAGCATGATTCCTGAAGAGGTTATAATATGGCTCATCACCGGTTGCAGCTTCTCACCGAGTTCAACAGCAATTTCATTGACTCTCTTCTTCGCCTTTTCAAGCCCAGCCATTACAGTGGTATTCTGCACATTGAACTCATTGTCGATAGAAGTAGCCTCAGAGAAAGCCTTATTAGCGGCTTCCTGCTGAGCCACGACTTCATCAATGTGTGTTGCAAGAGTAGACATTGCAGAAATGGCTCTTGATCCATTCTCTCCCATGTTCTTGAACATCGGCGAGAGAACATCCATATTACCCGCTTTCTGCAGTTGAGACATAAAGGAAATGAACGCCTTGTTCATATCCTCCTTGACCAATTGAGTAAACTTCTTCACATCCATCCCTGCAACCTTTGCATATTTTGCAGGATCCTGATAAATTCTCACCATAACTTGTGACAGGGCAGTTGCTGATGCTTCGAGAGCTTGATTATTAGAATCAAGAACTGCGGCATAACCCATAATCTGTTGCACTGTCAATCCTGCCTGGGCACCAACACCCCCAATGCGAGAAGCGAACTGAGCCAAATATGGAGCAGAAGCCGAGCAGTTCTGCGATAATTCATTTATCACAGAGCCCACTGCAAGCAAAGACTTTTCAGTTCCGAGGCGTTTTTCATCTCCGAAAATGCCTGTGAGCTTTGAAAGGGTCAATGTCGCTCCCTCTCCGAGGTCATCCAGAGCCACGTTTATTTTGTCTGCAGCCCTGACGAACCCGAGAACGTCTTCCTGCGAAGTCTTTCCGAGACGCCCGGCTTCTTGTGCAAGTTGGTTAAGCTGTTCGCGAGAAGATCGTGTGTTCATTTTCTTGAATTCCATGTTAAGCGAAGCGACCTCTTCCTCGGTCATGCCGGTAAATTTCCGGACATTAGCCATTTCCTGTTCCATTTCGGCATAGGAATTTACGGCTTTACGACCAGCCATTACCAAACCCGTAACAGCAGCAGCCATACCCATAATTGCCGTCTGACAATCATTAAGCCATCGGTTCATCCGGTTCCAACTCGATTCGGTAGCCCGCATTGTAGAATTGACTTTATCAATCTCCTCCTTGACCTGCTTGATCATCGCGACCTGCTTGTTCCAAGCCTCGGAACCGCGCTCGATGTTGTTGAGCTGGCGGCGAAGAGTATTAAGAGCCTTGTTCAGCTCCTTTGGAGTGGCGCGATCGAGACGTGCCATGGTCTGAGCCACAGATGCGGTTTCTGTCTGCATCTGCTGCATCAGCCGGTTGCAATTGTCGAGCTCCTTTTGAAGCTTTTTCATCGTAGCCTTGTCTCCGGCAGTGGCAGCTGCAGTAATCTTCTTCCGAAGCTGCTCTGCATCCTTCTGAAGCTGATTAAATATTTTGGATGCCTGCTGACCGTTGACCTCGAGATTAATTTTAGAAGTAGCGTTATATGTTGCCATAAAAGAAAGTATTTATGGCAAAAGTAGGATACTGAAAAAGCCTATAAAAAGACAATAAAAAAAGGGGGACGCGCTTCACAGCGGCTCCCCCGATCAATTCCAATATGTCAAAAAAAAATTCTTTACTTTCTGTGTGCCCGGACGTATTCCTTAAGCTGATCTGCGAACTCTTCTATCTCATCGAGAGAAGAAAAGAACATGCATCCGTCAGGATCATTAACAGTCTGCACATCTATGCAGAAGGAATCACGACCTCCTGAATATTCCGGATCCGGCTCAAATGCGAAATGTGCCCTCACATTTTCGCCCTCCATAATCTCGTACCTTGACCCTTTGGATTTTGGCACCATATCATTCTGATCAATCATCGTTACCTCCTTTCCGGTCTAAAGAGTCGTTGAAATTCCGGAATATGTTCTGCAGATCGGAAGTATAACATGTGGCTTTAACATTCTTGATTCCAATAATAGCCACATAATCTGTCTCAAAAGATCTCGATCCCTCCGGACGGATATAAAAGTTCCCGTTATACTCAACGATGAACTTTTTAGTTTTAGGGTAATCCTCGTTCAATTTATTAACGAACTGAGAGATATAAGCTTTGAAATCCTTGAAAGCCTCTTCCATCATAAGAATATTCTCGAACTTAAGAAGCAGCCCCTCCAGGATCTTTCCTTTACCTGTCTTGCAGTACTTCCTGTAAGTTGTTACATGATCAACAAAATAAATGCTCATGAATTACCTCCTTTCTGATCCAAATAGTCATATACTATCTTTTCAACAGCCTTTGGCATCGGGTGTGATTTAGAGAAGACTGAGATCTCCTGCTTCGTAAGCTTTGTCTTCTCCAGACGTTCAATTATGATTTCTTTATCGAAATTCCCTAATTCGTCTCCGTTCGCGACTTTCAAAACAAAGTCAACCTCTGAGAGGAATGCATTCCATAGATCCAAAGCTAATCCATTCATATCTTCTCACCTCCTTTCTCGAATTTGGTTTGCGGATAGATGCCGATAAGGGCTGCGAAGGCAGCCAGTGATGCTATGATATCGGCATCGAAAATCGTAGCGACATAGCACATGATCGTGCTGATGGTGGCTATGTGCAGACCAAAGTTAGTTAAAAACTGCGAGAACACCGCTAAGATCCGGAAGTTTTGAGCCGTTCCGGCAGGCTTCAATGAAATTGCTTTCATACAATCGTTGAGTTTTCGCTTATAGACAGAGAAACGGCTGTCATATCCCGTTCGCGAAAACTCAATGATTGTTACTCCCGAAGAGCAAAAATAATGATGGATATGACAGCCGTAGCTGAGTATGATTCCGGGCATAAAAAAAGCCCGTGATATGTCCGAGCATTAACCGAAGCTCAGCGGGATTGTCAAACAATCTTGAATTTTCGCATTGCAAATATAGTAAAATATTCGCACATGCGCAAAGAATTAATCCTTATTTTTCTTTTTGAACACGTCATTGTAGAACCAATCTCCCACATGAGATTTTAAATTTACACGTGGGTTTTCTACAGCATAGTGCGGTAGAAATTTATGTCCCACTCGCTTAAACCTCGATAGTGTATCAAGCGGTATAATGTAGAAATTTGCCGGTGCTTTAGGTGATCCACCCACTCCCAATGCAATCAGAACTTTCCGCTTTGATTTGCCTTGAATAGATTGATAGCGGGTTTGCTGGTAGTCTTCGAGCCTGAAGCCTTCGCGCTGAAGGTGAGCTCGATATTTGCATTCAACCCAATATTCAAGGTTCCCCCGGTTAGATTTCTGTATTACACGGAAATCAGGATTATACTCATTTTCTGCATAGGCACCTTCCGGAGAAGTAGTGCCTTGGTTCCATTCCTTAAGAGTGATTCCGTTAGCTTTAAGTACATCAGCGACAAAACCCTCAAAATCATTTCCAATCTCTTTGGGATCTAATTGGTCATTGTCCTCCTGTGTTGTGGTTTTATTCTCAATTATAGAAAGAGTTTCAGAAGAAGGCTCTTTGTCTGTATTAGAACGAGGTTTTTCGTTAGGCCTTTCAAACTTAACAACCTTTTGAGTTTCTTTATTATTCTGAATAATCGTCATTACTATTCCTGCGGATAGCAACAACGAGCCCGCAACAATTAAAATTACATTCATCTTCATTAGTTCAAGTGTAAATTTCTGCAAAGATAATAAAAAAAGCTACCGCGAAAGCGATAGCTAATAAAATTTATTACCATGGTTGCAACATCAAGGAATAATATCCAAGTCCATTTTAAGAGCCGAAAGAATCTCCACGAGATTATCGATGGTATAGTTATAAAGACCTGCCTCGATGCGCACTATGTTATTTTTTGACATTCCGGTGAGCTGTGCAAGCTCGCGGATGCTGATATTTTGAGCAGAGCGAGCCTCCTTGATGGCAGCCCCTATCTCGAGCCTCTTCCAAGCCTTCATGAAATCCGATGCCGTGCCCTCCGGTTCCTCATCATCGAAGACCCCGACCTCAACAGTGTCTATTTCGCCCTCATCCTTACTGCGTATGCTGATAACTCCGGCAACATTGCAATCCTCTGCCACGTCCTTCATGCGGTCGGCAATCTCACGCACCTCATAGGAGCTAAAAGCCAACTCAGAAACACCGCAGAAAACAGCAGAATAGCATGCGCCTGGCTCTTCCAGGAAACCGACATAAGCCTCGCCGTTGTTGACCTCATAGGCGAAAGTAGAACCGCCCCACTGATATGGAACTTCGTCAATATCGAAACGCTCAGAATCGCTGACCTCGCAATCCTTCAGAATTGCATCCTTGCCGAAATTGTTGTTAATAAACTCGCGTGCTTCTTTTTCAGTAACAAAAATTGCTTTCATAAGAAATGTGACCGACTTTATCCTCCTGTCTCGGGAGTTCTAAATTTCCATACACAAAATTACAAAAAATCCCTGATATGTACAAATATATTGGCACAAATTTTATAGAAAAACATGTGTTTTATAACATAAAATTTAGCCAGCATTTTAGCAAAATAATTCTGTAATTATTTGGTAATGTGATAATTATTTACTATCCTTGTGTAACAAAAGGGGAAGATAAGAAAAGCCCGCCTTACTCCTCTTCACAGATTTTCAGCGGTCGATATCTAATTGTTATGCTACAAAAGTAGCGAAAATTATTCAATGCATGAACCAACTCCTGAAACCCATGCCGTGGCAACATATCAAGCGAGAACGCAAACGGCATAGAATCAGAGTAATAACACACATAACGGATTGAAATTGTAAGAAAAAATTTGATAATGTAAAGGCTTGAAATAGCAAAGATGCGAAATTTCAAGTCTTTACACAGGGGGTTTGGGGGAAATCCCCCATGTTTCCGTGAGGATACCCCCGCCCGCCCTGATTTGAGAACCGCCCGAGACCCCTCCAAATAGCGGAATATGCACGAAGTATGCAATCAATATGCAAATATAACACATCTCAGACACCTCGACACAGACCGCCAGACGCTACGCCATCGAGGACGTGCGGTAACGAGCCTATCGCGACTGAATGTCGCGATAGGCTCGTTCATTTCGCGATGGACGGTAATATTCCTTACGCCAGACTCAAGTAATATCAACCACTCTGCCGGATGGCTTCGGGTGGGTAATACTTGGAGTGCGGGCTGGTCTGGCTGCGATGGTGCCGGTTCGAGGGACGGAGGTTGGCGCGTTCCGGCATCCCGTTGCAGTTGGGAGCCGGAGACAAGGGAGGTAAGCGGGACGTGCGACCGCAGGGAGTGCGTCTGCGTCCGACTGCGGCGAGGTGAGCATCTGTGACGGATCAGATGACGGCACGCATGCAACCGGAGTGCTGTGCAATGGACTCGCGGCGGTGACGATGGGAAAGACACGGCGAGGTACGAAGACGGGTCTTTCCCCTGAGGAATGAGCAAGAGTCGAATGCATTGCGGACCTGAAGGACTGCGGCACCGAGGAGCCGGGCTGCCAAACACTTCTGATGGGTGGGAGCGTATTTAATGTCTAATGTTGAATGTGAAATGAGTAATGTTAAATTCCGAAGGCGAGGGTAATTCCAGCCACTCTGCCGGATGGCTTCGGGTGGGTAATACTTGGAGTGCGGGCTGGTCTGGCTGCGATGGTGCCGGTTCGAGGGACGGAGGTTGGCGCGTTCCGGCATCCCGTTGCAGTTGGGAGCCGGAGACAAGGGAGGTAAGCGGGACGTGCGACCGCAGGGAGTGCGTCTGCGTCCGACTGCGGCGAGGTGAGCATCTGTGACGGATCAGATGACGGCACGCATGCAACCGGAGTGCTGTGCAATGGACTCGCGGCGGTGACGATGGGAAAGACACGGCGAGGTACGAAGACGGGTCTTTCCCCTGAGGAATGAGCAAGAGTCGAATGCATTGCGGACCTGAAGGACTGCGGCACCGAGGAGCCGGGCTGCCAAACACTTCTGATGGGTGGGAGCGTATTTAATGTTTAATGTGAAATGTGAAATGGGTAATGTTAAATTCTGGAGGCGGGGGTGTTTTTTCTGAGAGGCGTGGCAGGGCATCAAAGCCCTGTCACGTCGTAGATGCACATGTTATAGATGTCGCCGCTGTACTGGCGTGCTGCTTCCTCTGCGGCTGATGCGGGATCGAGCGCTTCAACGTAAATGGTCTCTTCTTCGAGGTCGAAGTTCTGGACTACTACCTGGTATGAGTGCCATTTTGAGCGTCTGGCTCTGGTGGATCTTCTGGCTGTGAGCTGCTGGTCTAACTGGTCGAGTGCGAAGGAGAAGAGGTCTGTCTGGAATGTAGCTGTCATAATACTTGCTGTTTAGAGGTTACACATACGGGCTATGCCCTGATTTTTACATTGCGCACAGTGGGCACGTGAGCCGGCGGCTTGTCCGCGCTGGTCAGGCAAGGGTCAGTTTAAAAATACTCTTACTCCAGTAAGGAAGATTTTTAATGGCTGATGCATCTTGCCCTTGCTACCCGGCTGTGCCCTAACTTTGCGATGGAAAAACAGGGTGGTTCCGTATGTGCTCTGAACAGCATTTGACGGCGGAATCAGATGACCCGGATTCTGCACGTTCCTGTAGACAGCAGCTCCGCGATCTTCACAGACCACGGAGCCATGACAAAAAAAGTAGGAAGTAACAGGTGAGTGGTAAGATGTGAGAGGCTTTAGGCTTTAGGTTTTAGGCTTTAGGACCATTCGGCGAAGCATCTAACGCCTAATTCCTAAAGCCTAAGATCTATTTCTTGCAAGGCGTGCGATTCCGTAAGCGAGCATGCAGGTTATACCAACGAACAGGGCGGTGACTCCGATGCATGAAAGTATGCGGTAGTACCATGGCACTGCAGTGCTGCCGGTGTTTAGTGGTCCGACGGGTATTTCGCGGAAGATGGTGTCGGTCTGCCAGACCGACAGTGTGCAGGTCTCTGCCTTGATTCTTGTGCGCCATTTCGTGACGTCGTGGCGGACGGTGTCGCCGGCTGCTGACAGCGTCAGGGTGACGGTGTCCCGGTCGAGGATGGTGTCGATCCGTGCGGTGATGTGTTCGCGGTCGGATGATGATGCGGTGTGGCTTTGCACGGGCAGATATACTGTGCGTGTACAAGCTGCCATGGCGACGATCATGACCATTACCATGGCGCTTAGTGATGCGCGTGCGATGCGCGCGGAACGAAAGCTTTTCATGTTACCATTGTTCTTTGTGGACGTCGAAGCATGGGCATGCTTTGGGTGCGAAGTCGCGGTGTCCGAAGACGCGGTCTGCGTGGATGTCGTATTGTCTGCGAAGACGTGCGACGAGTGAATGCATTGCGGTTTTCTGGGCTGGAGTCCTGGTGTCGCGGTATGTCTTGCCGTCGCGGTCCCGTCCTCCGATGTAGCAGATGCCGATGGATACGTGGTTCATGCGCTGCTGTTTGCAGTGTGCGCCGATCATGTCGACTGGTCTTCGGGCTGGATCTTTCCGTCAAGTGTTATGACGTAGTGGTAGCCGATGTCTGCGAATCCGCGGGCGAGGTGCCACCGACGGATGTCTGCGGCTGTGAAATGTTTGCCCTCGATGGTGTCTGAGCAGTGGATTACGATTGAGTCGATTGTTCTCATTTGCCTGTGAATTTATAGTGGTAATCAATGCCGAAGAGAGCTCCGACGAATGTGAGGATTTCACCGAATGCTATGAGGATTGAGGAGTGGATCTCTCCTTGTGGTGGTGAGAAGAATCCGCAGACGAGCAGTGCGGAGCCGAGTGCTGTGAGTATGACGGCGCAGACGAGCTGCACGGTCATTTTGCGTGTCTGTTTAGCGGATTTAGCCATAGTTGAAGTAAATTTGTAAGTTTTTAGCCGTAAGTTTTGTTATATCAGATAAATTAATTAATTTTGTGTCAACAGCGTTCTTGATGTCTCGTAGATACCTGAAGGTGTCAGAGTACGAACATGGACGCTGATTTTTGTTTATAAAAGTCTGACAGGACGAAGTGTATTACTATTGAACCTGAAGTAGAGCCATGGTCCATACGTTTTTCCTCTTTTACACCGGTTCCGAATCCTTAACACGCATTTAGAGGTATTTGATTCTCTTATTCCGGTCCATTTCTTTGTTTTATATTTTGAGTTAAAATTGCTTCTGTAAGTTTTTTGACTCGAAACTGTCATGCGCTGAATTTGAAAATTATCATGAAAACCTGATAAATAATGCAGTAGATCTTGAATTCCAGATATATCTTTCCCGGAACACAGTCTAAGGTTCTTACTTTGGAAATCAGGAAGAGATTTCTCTATGATTTCAATGTTAAATTGATTTTGTGCAGTGTAAACGGATTCGTATCCGTAAGGTCTGCCAATGTATGGCGCATCCTTATCCTTAGTATACTGAATGCGTATTGAGATAAAAGTGAGATCCGGAGTGTGAAGATCCATGGCAAGCCTTTTAGTGATGCTATCCCATTTGAATTCAACATCATCTGATGATGCCCAATAGCTCTGAGTATCATTAGCAATTCTTACTTTAATCCCTGTGCGTTCGGTTCCTTGTACGAGACCATCGCTAATAAGTCCTTTTGAACATGCATCAAAAACTCCAGGAATGTTTCCAAAATGACTTAGATCCCAAACCTTAGACAAATTACCTTTCTCTTTATAACTAATAAGATTCTGTTTACTTAAACCCAATCGGATCTCTCCTGTGTTTCTATAGAAGCATCCCTCGTGTGGGTGTGCAGGACAGATACCCCATTTAATATGTATAGGCGCGGTCTTATCATGCTGTCTTATGACCGAGGATTTGAAATATATATGAGAATACTTGTGTTCTATTTCTTCACCTCCAAAAATAAAACTGACTCGGTATGTAATACCATCACGTATAAAACAGAAACCTTCTGAAAGAAGAGTTCTGTCTGAGAGTGAAAAAGAGACTGTTCCCTTGAAAACGGAGATTTTGTTTCCAGAAGAGTCTATACATTTCAGATCAAGTATTACGCTTTTTTCTTTTGGCTTATCGTACGAAAAAAGCTTGTTGACATTCAGAATACTCTGGTTGTCTTTGATATATTTTCTGTCTCTCTTTCCTTTCCAGAATCTGTATGGCTTCTCGAATCCACTCTGTGGGTTCAGGAATATTTCAAGGACTTCGGTCGAGTCGTCTTTTGCCGAGATCTTTGCTAGCTCGAGGCTCTGTTCGTTGTTTGCTGGAACGGAGTTGTAGATGAATTTCCAGACGGATCCTGCGGATTCGAATATTGCGTGTCCTTCGTATATGTTCCAGCTGTCAGGATTGCTGTCGTCGAAGAGGCGCCGTGTGAATGCCGCGGGGAATGTGGCAATGGTCTCGCCTCCCTGGCAGATGGATACAGGCAGGGTGAGGGCATCTGCTCCGACGGCTGTGAATTCTTCATCGATGAACTGGATGGTTTCCCCATCGATGTCTTCTGTGAAGTATGAATCTGCTGTTCCGTCGAACTTATCCGCGGTGTCGTTGATGAAGAATTCGCGTGGCTGTGAGAGTACAGCGCGTAACGTGTCAAGCGCTGTCTGTCGTGCCACGTCGGAGACTCGTGTCAGTTCTTCGTTCGTGGCTGTAAAGAGACCTATGGAGTTGCCGGTGTTAAACCATTGAAGCCGTAGTGTTTTGAGAACTGCGCTTTTCGCGGTCTTGATCAGTTCGTCGGTCTCTTCTTTTGTGTACGAATTGTCTTCTTCGATTATGCTGAGCAGGTGCTGGTACAGTGTCGCGAGCTGCGAGGGTGTCACCGTGGATTTCCGGTTTTCGTTGAGCAGCGCGTTTATCAGCGTTTTTGTTAGTTCTATCTTTGATGACATTTCGAGTAATGTTTAATGTTGAGTGTGCAATGTTTAATTACAGTGGCGAAGATAGAGTGAAAAAATCTGTCTGGAAAAGACGTTTTTTAATTAGGAATGTGGAATTAGGAATTAAAGTTTGAGGCTCAAATAACTCCTCATTCCTAATTCCTAATTCGATGAAATGGTGGAGTCCTTGAGTGTGCGGTCTGAGAGGGCGTTGGAGACGATTCCGATGTATTGCTGTGACATTGATTCGGATAGGAAGTCGCGTAGGTTCATGACTGAGGAGTAATATTTTTTGTCGAACCATGGACGAGCGATTCTCTTTTTCGGTCGTCCTATGTCTCCCGGGTTTCCTCTGGGCACTTCTTTGCCGACGCCGAAGTTCTGGAATATGCCGTATGTGAGGAATTGCTGCGTGAGCTGTATCTGTGTGGCGTCGCTGCTGACGAATGTCTTCAGACCGAGCAGTGAGCGGTAGAGGGTTCCGCGGTCCATTACTCCGAGTTTTATGATGCGCTCTTGCCAGATCCGTACCATGGTAAAGTTGAATGCCATGGCGAATTTACGCCGTGCTTCGACGGTGGTTTTGTCTAACTGATCCATTCGTCGGGATTGTAAACGAGGTCTGTGTCTGTGTCGATGGTTAGCTGGAAGAAGGCGCATGCCTGTCCGGTGCAGAAGTATCTGTCCATCTCTGAGAATGAGATGCGGCTGTCGAGGTATATCATGTCTTCTTCGAGGCGTGTCTTCTCGCGGATGATTACTGACATGAATTGCCGGAATATCTCGTGCATGATGGCAAGGCATTCGCGCCGTGCTCTCTGGTCTCCGGGGGTGTGGCGCATGGCTGTGTAGATTGTTTTGATCATGCGTGAGTGGGGGGAGTTTGCGATGTCGGAGTAGCCGTCTGATGTGTCGTCGATTGCGATGACGTTGGGGTATGTCTGTGCCTGTGATATGGCGTCGAGGAATCCTTGCAGCCCTGATACTTCGGCGATGATGAAGTTGTGCTGCCGTGCGAGTTTGTTTTTTGCTGCGAGCCGGCTGAAGAAGCTGACTGCAGACCAGGTTCCGGTGAACATAATGTTTAATGTGTAATGGTTAATGAGGTGTTAGGCGTTAGGCTTTAGGCGTTAGAATGCTTTGCCGGATGGCTCTAACGCCTAAAGCCTAAAACCTAATGACTAAGACTTTGCTGTCTGACGTTTGAGTTCCAGGTATTCGCGGGCTTGGGCGTCGAGTTCGATGAGGGCGCGCCAGCATGGCATGTCGAGGATTTCTTCTTCGCGTGTGATGTCTCCTTTGGTGAGTGCGCGGATCTGTGCGTTCATTGCGTCTTCGAGCTGTTTGCGTGTGGGAAGCGCGGGCTTCCCGGAAAGGGAGTCTGATTCGCCGAGGGGTTGGAAGAAGTCGGGGAATTTGCGGGCGAAGAAGTCTTTGACTGATTCTACCCATTTGAATATTGCGAGCAGTTCCCATTTGCGGAACGGGCGGCGTGGACGTGGCACGAGCTGCCTTGCGATCTGAAGGAGCAGTGAGATGTCTTCTGTCTGGAGATAACCTTGGTAAAGGTTGTCTATGGTAATGAATGTTCTGAAGGTGATTTCGGAGAAGTCGGCTTCTGTCGGTCTGCGCCATGCTATGCGTTCTGGTCTCCATGGAGTGTCGGGTGGAAACAGTATCCAGTCGAGGTGTCGTGTGGCTCCGGCGATCTGTTCGGCATCGATGCGGATTATTGTGCGTCCGAACTTGATGAGGAAGTCGCCGGTTTCGTGGTCGCGTGTGATTACCCGGATGTTTGATAAACGAAGGAATGCGATCGTTTTGAGTTCGATGGTGTTCATCTCGGGGTTGCGTATGATCATGCGGAATAGCCAGCGTGTCTGTGCCGGCGTGAGCTCTGAGTATGATTTTGGGACGAATATGTTCACTTTCACTGTGATTAATGTTTGTGGTTAATGTTTAATGAGGAATTAGAAATGAGGAATTAGGAATTAAATATCTTGAGTCAAATAATTCCCAACTCTTCATTCCTGTTTTCAAATATTAGAAGAAGTAGCCTCCGGATTTTTTCTTGTTCCTGAAGACGGGTGGATCGAAGAGCCGGGCGGTTGCGGATTTGTGCCATTGCGGGAATGCGTCCGGATTCTTGCGGATAAGTTCTACAGCCGAGCGCATTGCAAAGCGGTCAAACGGTCTTGTGCCAGATAAAGTTTTTCCCAGTTCCCTGCGAAGTACGCTCAGCAGCTCTGCATAAACATTCCAGTGTTCATCCGGATATGTCTTCTTTCGCAAAACTTCCATCAGTTCCGGTGATATCCACTTTTCTGCCAACAATACTTCTTGCAGTCTGATTATCGGGATTGATGTTATTACATCAGACCCGGTTTCATTTATCCCTGTATGTGATACGATCTGACTACAGTTCTGGAATATTGTAGCGAGCCATATTTTCTTAGCCGGCACAGATTCCGACCATTTCCCGTAAATTTCAGCATACTGTTTCGGTTCGCCCGGCATGCGGTCGTATTCGGTGATTTCATCGATGAATGCGTCTATGAAACCCAAAAGATGTCTGTTGAGAGCCGAGATGAATTCTTTTGAGCGTTCGGTGGAAGCGGGGGCGAGTGATTCCGTGTTGACTATTGCGAGCCCGTTAGGATGCATGGTGACATCGAGCATCGGTGCGGCGATGCACAGCGCACGAAGTGCGATAACGTCATTGAGCATTGCGGAAAGCGTTGGATTGTCCGCGACAATCTCCCCGGGGCAGATGTTTGTGTCCGCCCAGTGTCTGGCAATTTCTACTGACGGCAGTATCTTGTCGAGCAGTGATGTTTCGTTATAACCTGCCGCGATGTAGTTCGGTATGTGCCGGAGAAGTATTTTGTTTGTGATCATATGAAAGATTTGTTGAATATATCATTGAAAATCCGGTAATCCGAGATATTGAGCGTGATGATTCCGTCAGAAGTTTTTGGCTTGAGAGTTAGCTTCAGCTGCTCCATGTCTTCCTGATGTGGAGCTGTCTCCGCGTTCGTATCGGTCAAAACCCCGTCTACGATCAGAGCGTTCCGGTTTAAGAAGAGTACAGCCGACACAGCCGGAGACAATCCGATTAATTGGTAATAGAGCATGTCGGCTGCTGAAAGCGGATGGGATAGTATCTCATACGAGCTTTCGACAGTCATGTCGAATGGCGTAAGGTTTCCGTCGACAACTGCTGTCTTAGCTTCAGATGATAATTTTTGCTTCCAAGATCCGAAGAAGTAAACAGTCTGAACTGCGTTGAAACTGTTGCGGAAAGTAATCGAAGCTGAAGGGATCTCATCCTTGACATATAGAGATAGGCAGCGGCAACCGCAAACGATACGCACGATAGCCGGGATGTCCGACTCTTCGAGGACACGGTTATCAATTCCTCGCTGTTTGATTTCCGTGATATCAAACGTGAACATATTGAGTCCCGGTGTCGCGAATCGCTCGTCATCGGCGAGCACCGGCTGCTTGCCTTTCGGTGTCACCCAGATCTGCATGTTCTCGTTTTCCTCAAGAGGATTGTACAGTGCGAAAGTTCCGCGGTACCATTCGGGCACGAGCATTGCATCGATGTTTGACAGGAAATTATAGGCTGTCCAGTCGCCAGCCGAACCGAAAAATGAAGTATAGCTGAATATTGTCTTCGCATATACAGTGTCAATACCGGATCCTTCGGGAGTGGTAAAATCTATCTGGATATCCGCGCAGATGAGTTTATTATTCCGCATATACGAATGTATCAAATCGGCAATCCTGATTTCCACACCGTGCAATTCCGGAATAACATAGACCGAAGAGCTGAGGATGTCCTTCCTTTCGACATAAACATCTATGACTACAGTAGGATATGAATAATCCTCACCGACATTGCAAAAGACTTTCGGAATTGCCGAAGACAGATACATGTTGCCAGATACTAAAAAATCGTCCGCCATGATTTAAGATTTTATAAATGCAAATGTAGTTAAAAATAAATTATAATCCACAAAATGCCGATTTTAATAAATACCTCCGGAGAAAAAGAAGCCGCGTCCGGATGAACGAGGGAAGCGTTCGCATCCGATATATAGGTTGTCGAACGCGTCGGTTCCGTCGGTTCGGAGCTCGAGGCGGTTTTCTTCCGTCTCTTTGAGTTTTTCACCTGATTTGTTTTTACGGAATCCGAGCCTGCCGCGTTCAACTTCGGCTGTCTGGATGGCGAGGATCAGGTCGTCATTGTTCTGTCGGTTGAAGTATGGTTCGAGTCTGTTGCGTCCGGCGAAGCCTTCGTTTATGAGCAGGTATTTCTCGTGGTGTTTCATGGGGGCTCCGAGATATACAGAGTCAACGGTCCATCCGCGTTTCTCGAAGTTTGAGACAACGACTTTGTAAAAGTCCTGGTCGTTTACTGCGTAGTTTGATCCGAGGGCTGTTGAGTCGTAGTAGAATATGACGCGTTTGTTGCGGTGGAATATGTAGTAATTGCAAAAATCCGCGACCAATTCTGGTATTTTGCGCTGATATTTGACGTAGAACGACTTGATGACGTTCATCCGGCGGTTGTCTCTGTCGGGCTGTCCGGCAACGATCCAGTTGATGTTGGCGTTGAAGTCCATTCCGATGCATATTGCTGCATTTGGATCAACGTCTGCATCGGAACGTGAGTCGTACCTGTCGGAGAAGTCGTTCTGATGGAAGCGTTCCTCGAGGTAGTCGAAATCGGATGCGTCGTATTTGTGCTTCTCTTTCATTGATGAGTAGAAGCCATCCTTTGCTATTCCGAGACGTCTGCAAAGTATTGATGTCATGAAAGTCTTAGGTGTAAGGTCGCGTTTCATCTTGCGGATGTAATCCTCTCCGAGAAGTGCGAGGTTTTCGATTGATGAATATTCCTTGTAGTATACAGCCTGAGACCTCAGCCTGTTTAGGTTTCGGTCGAGCTGACGGAGGTATCTCCGGAGGTAAGCCGGAGGCTCTACACCCTGTTGTCTGAGCTTGAGTATGCGGTCGCGTACTTTCCAGTGTTCGTAGACCGCGCCCTCGATGACCTTTATCAACTCCGGATCCATGTCTTCCCGGTAATGCAGAAACCATGAGCCTTTCTGGGTCTGCGGCATATCCGAAAGTATCATCATTGAGTTCCAGCAGCTCTTGTGTCCGAAATATGATTTGATACCTCCGACTGCCGGGAATGTCTCGTGCTTGAGTTTTTCGAAGTCGAGAAAGCGGGCTTCGTCCATCAGGAGCCAAGACAGTGTGAGCGAGTTGGCGGAACAAGATCTGTCCTGGGAGAGTATGTAGGCGAAGGCTCCATTGTAGAAATAGAGTATATGCTCTGATTCGCGCGGCTTGATGATGGGCTGCTTGAAAAATACGGGAGGTTTTTTGCCGATAACGTAATGGATCCCTTCGCGATATCCCCAGCGTTCCCATGCGGCGAGCATTCCGGGAATGGTATTGACGAGCCCGTGTTTGAATGTAGGCACTACAATTCCGCCTCCGGAACCCGGCATGCGCTGCATGTTGCGCAGTGCGAACGGAGAGGCTATGGAGTCTGTCTTTCCTGTCCGTCGTCCGGCAACGATAACCGATGTGCGTGCTGCGATGAGCTGCACGCGGCGTTGAACGTCATTGAAGTAGATTTTTTTTTCCAATGTTTAATGTTGAATCAGGAATTAGTAATATCCGGATCGAGAGGTGCGAACAGTTCGTCTTCCATGATGTCGACGTCTTCTGCCTCGATGTCTTCGATGTCTGATGATTCCTTTGTGTACTTGTCAAGCAGCTCGCGCATGCGCTCGCGAATGTTGGGTACCGGCGTAATGCCGAGAACCGATGGATCGTCCGTGGCGATGAATGGCTGTGTCTTGATCTGGTCAATCGGGATATCTTTGTCTTCCTCTTTGTCGATGTTCAGATATTTCGCGTAGTTCGCGGCTGCCTGTGCCATGGAGCGGGCATCTTTGCGTGCTTCTGCAATTTCGAATGTGCGCAGGGTCATCTCTATGTATCTCCAGCGGTGGAATTCCTTTGATGACTCGCTGAGATGCGGAAGCAGAGCCTTAATGATCGTGAGGTCTGAGTAGGCGGTCGGTCTTGATATTCCGAAGCGTGAAACGCACTCGGAAATGAATTGTGCGTCCTTTGATGCGGGGTTGGCGAGGAACCACTGGTGCATTTCGCGTACTCGCTCGACTTTGCGTGCGAGGTCTGCAGGATATTTTGCATATAGTTCCACGGAGTCCGTGTACATGTCGTTGCTGCAGGCTTCGAGTCCGGAATCGTACATAATTTAGGTTTTAGGTTTTAGGTTTTAGGCTTTAGGTTCTTCAAGCGAAACTTCTAACGCCTAAAACCTAAAGCCTTATGCCTTGTTAAATGTATACTTCGATGTCGTTGACGGCGATTATGAAGACATCGCGGAGCCTGCGTATCTGAGGCGGTCTGTTGTCGAACAGGCATTTGATGTTGCGTGTGCCTGTGAGGTAGTCGTATTTCAGAGATACGGCACGTCTGACATGCCGTATCTCGCCTTTTTGTGTAAGGAATGTGACGGAAAATTCCGAGTTGTCGAGAATTTTGCGAGCTGTGTTTATGTGAATAGCATCCATCGGTGGTAGGTTTTAGGTTTTGGGCGTTAGGCGTTAGGTCTATCCGGCGAAGCTTCCAACGCCTATAACCTAAAGCTTTATTTCTGTAATTTTGCATCGGTGTGCTGGTCGAGCGTTGTAAGCTGTATGAACGGGCATACCGGCTTGGCTCCTTTCCAGCCGTTGAAGCGTATGATGAGACGGTGAACTTTGAAGAGCATGTCGCGGTATGGCTTCTGTGCTGCCTGGGCGATGGTGTAGAGTTCGCGTTTGTCTGATCCGGAGTTGTTGGACTGCGACTTTCCGGGTACTGATCCAACGAGGTTTGAGTGCACGCGCATTGTGAAGCAGATCATGTTGACGGCTTCCTGGATATCTGTCGACCAGTCGCCGCCTTCCTTTGAGTCATCGATTTTGTTGATGATGATGTCGTGTTGTTCCTTGCCGTCCGGACTTATGTAGTATTGCGAGAACCAGACTTTGCCGGCATTTTCCGCTGTAGTCAGGAAGTCTATGATGTCCTGTTTTACTTCGACTGCCCGCTGCTGCTGTTTCTCAAGGTCTGTGATGCCTTCGCTATAAAAGAGATGTTCCCAGTAGTTTTTGGATATCTCGATATGGTACTTTATCGGTGCTGAGTTTCCGATCTTGGCTTCCTTTGCGATTCCGATAAGTTGTTTGATATTGTACCATTTGCCTTTGAAAAGTGATGCGTAGTAGGGGATTGGATAATATGTGTGGTCTACTGTCGGTATTCGGGAAACAACGGCGAATTTCGCGGTTTTTGAGCCGCGTGAAAGTCTGTCCCGTAGGTCTGCGAGTGGTGCCCGCTGATCGAGCAGCTCGATGACTTCGACATCATTTTCTACAAGTCCGGTAAGCCTCCAGTTAGCATAATATACGTATGGGATGCGTCCGCGGCTGTCGGCTTCCGCGAACCTGCAGTAGCATGCTTCGCGTCGTGCGACAGAAGCGATGGATTTGCGGTCTTCAGACAGGATGATTACAGTTACGGCGAAACCAAACATTTTAAAGTCGAGTGATCCGCCAAAGAAGAGATCGGGGAAGTCATTGAGCTCACAGAATTCTTCGACGTCTTCCGCGATATCGCGACGGCATTTGGCAGTGTCGTACTGCAGCCCGTCTCCGTAACAAACTTCTGAATTGAAGACGTTGCAGGTAGAGAGTGTTTCGTCCTTGTCGAAGAGATCCATGATGTCAAAAGGCATCATGTTATTTCCGCCCCATGGAATGTAATGGATGTTGTCACCGATGGAGGCAGGGGAGATCTCGCGCTGTTCGCGGAAGACTTTACCCGAGTCTGTGATGAAGGCGACATTGGCTTTTGCCACCGGAAGATATTCAATCGAGCTGTACATAATTAGAGGCTTTGGGCTTTAGGTTTTAGGTGTTATGGTTTATTCGTCATCCTCCATGTCGAGAAGGTTCTTTCTGGTGTTGTCGAGTGCGAGTGGAGATCCTATCTGTGCGAGCTTCATTTCCTGTTCACGGAGCTGCATTTTTGACAGGACTTTACCTTTGTGGTAGGCTTTGTAAGCCATCGAGGACTTGTTGCGGATATCTTCGCGCAGAATTTCCGGCGGTACATCGAGAATTACCGCCATGTCAGAGATTGTGAGATAGATCCGCGCCCAGTCCTCAATCTTCTGCAATTCTTCTTCCGAGTAGGTCATCGAGTGGTACTGACTGGTATTGCGCGATATGTTCGAAATCGGCCTTCAGGCTGTCGAAGATATCGGGTGATGTTGTTATCAATGTTGATTCGAAGCGGTTTCCGCGCGTGAGGTTCTGTGAAGTAACTACAGAAACGCGCATTCCGTTGAAAGCTTCCACAAGCAGGATCTTGGAATGATTGTCTGTCATGAATGTGCTCTCATATACCCTGGATATGAATACCCATAGCTTGAGAGTCTTGTTTGATGCTTTATGATCGACAATAAGTTTCGCATTACTGATCTGTCCTGCCTTGCGGATGAAATACAGGCGCCGGAGGAATTCTTCAGATACGGAGAATGTGGTCTGATAGATATCCGACTTTCCGACCTGAGAGAGGATCCAGTCGAGGATATCCGCTACCTGCAGCCGGTTTGTCAGAATGACCTGGGACTCGCAGGCATCGAGCGGACGCACAAGATCTCCTATGTTCTGACCGCGTTTCATTCCTTGGCGTAAGAGTCGTAATAATTCCAGTTCCTGCGGTATTCCTCGTCATCACGTTTGAGAATGGCGCAAAGGTCTTTAAGATCTTGTGGCGCGCAGTCTTTTTTTGATTTTATCAGAGTGCGGATCTGGAGATGTAGCTGCTGCATGGAATAGCGTAGCTCTTGGTTACGTTCGTAGAGTCTGCGGATATCTTCCGGCAGAGATTCATGGTCGGCACGTTTGCCGGCTTTGAATTGTTTTGCCGTGTTGCCGTCCTTGATGGAGTTGTGCTGTTCCAGCAATTTCCTGGCTTCCTCCCTGATGGCTTCCTTCTGTTCCTCTGAGGGACGGTTGATGCGTTCCTCGTAATGGCGGCGCAGTTCAGACTCTATGACATCGGCGTATTTAGCCTGGTTCCGCATTATGTTGTTGAATCGGATCTTGTTTGAGTCGAGCTGCAACAATATCGTGGCACCCTGTGTGAGATCGCGGTCTTGCGGATCTGCATTTAGCCAAGCCTGTATTACGGCGTTGAAATTGTATTTGATCATAGCTTGTTGTGTACGGCTGCAAAGTATATGCAGTTGAAACCTTTTGTGTCGAGCAGTTTCTTCATTGAAAATAGTGTCTGCCCGGAAGTTATAAAATCATCGAATACAATAAGATTTTTGTGTTTCGGAATATTATTGAATTCGAAAACGGCATTAACTCTCAGATGTGACTTAGCGACTGCGACATCTTCATAGAATGGTATTCCCAGGATCTTGCCGATCTCTGCCGAACACAGGGACGCAAAGTTGCGTTCCTAGTGTCTTCGTTTCGGTGTGGTGATGATGGCGAATGTTTCCGGATCGAGGTTTGCCCCAAGAACTGATGTTATGAATTCAGCCATC